GGACGATGCCTGTGCTCTGGACAATCTTGGACAATGACCGAGCCAAGCCAGACGTGGGCAAGACTGTAAACATCAAGTCGAGGGACATGACATGATTGATTGGCAAGATTGGGTTATTGCGGCAATTACATTTATTGCCGTGATGCTCTGGATTATAGGAGTAGTGTTACAATGGTGGTAGAAGTTGATAGAATACAACGGTTGTTTGCGGTAAACGATGGCGTCCGAGAGGCGAATAAATGGTACTGGACAGACGCTTGCTTCAACACCGAAAAGCGGATGGAGGAGTGGACGGATGAAGATATCCGAGCCTACTACGACAAGAACTCTGACAAAATAAAACTTAGGGTATTTGCAGACTTGTTGGGGATGCGTCTTAGCGATCTGCAAAAAAGTTTAAGGAGGACAAGCAACAGATATGGTTGGGATTGGGATAACATGCCACCCAACCCTCTACATGAAAAACTTAATGAGCGCATGGCTAAGGAAAGACAAAGAAAAAAAGAAATGCGAGAATTTTTATACCCATGGAAAAAGGAGAACAACTAATGGAGAAATGGACAGAAAGAGATGATCTGTATGATGCAGGCGCATCTATACTTATCGAACTTGAAGCCACGTTACAGAAATACGTGGGTGACAAGTATCAGTGGGAGTGGCGTTCCGTAGTCGGAGAAGATAGTCAAGAAAACCCCCAATGGAGCATGCACTTGTATGTGCATAAAAAAGAAAAGAAGAACAACAATGTTTGAGATAGAAAAGAATGTTCCAATCCCAGAACGTGGTGCGGATAAGAAAGGCGAGTTACGCTTAACGCTTGAAAAGATGGAGGTTGGAGACAGCATCGTAATTCCAGATTCTCTACGACAAGTTACATACGCAGCGGCTAGAGCAACAAAAATAAAAATCTCAATAAAAACAATTAACCCAGTAACACGTGAGACACGTGTATGGAGGACAGAGTAATGGCACTAACTTATGCTGTTTATTATACGAAAGAAAGAAAAGACAACTCATCAAAGTATACGGAACAAAAGCATCTAAAAAACTTTGATAGCTATTTTAAAGCTCTTAGTTACTGCATGTGTTTGAAGCCAATAGAAACGACTAGCTATTATCTAAATATTAAGTGTTTTAGCAAACGCAGCAAAATTTTTATGATTATGAATAAAGAACGTATTATTTTTTAAAGGAGAACAACTAATGGCACTAACATATTCAAATTTTCTAAAGTTCGACGAGGTCGAGGCGTGGTACAACAACATCAAGCCTCTCGTATCTAAGCTTCACACACGTGAGGACGACATCAGACCTATCGGTGATCGTAACCGTAAGTGGGAGCGTATCGTCAAGATAAGCCGAAACTGCTACGCATTGAGTGATGGGTATCACGAAGGTGACGACAAGTTTACGCCTTATGGGGTACATGAGTATGACTACAAGACCAAGACTACAACCTATCATTGGGACAGGCTTGGTAAGATGGAGTACTATGCACCGATTGTTTGGCGTAAGCACAAGGATGGGACTGAGACGGTTCAAGTACGAAACTGTACTGGCGACAACAGTCACTATTCCATGGGTCGCTATGCGTTCTTGGACAGACACATACCAGTCGGTATGAGGTTTGAGATGGGTGGCAACGCGATGCAGTATGTAGTTCCATCGGGTAAGAAGGTCTACCTTGCCAAGTGTAAGACTGTGCCACGTGGGTACTACAAGCAATTTAAAAATAACAATTACTTTAAAAAGTGGATGCAAACCAAAGACGACAACTCTGCGTTGGTGTTCACTAGAGATGAGGGTAACTGGATACACGATCCGACAACTGGCAAGTCGTTACCACAAAAGCTAAAGGTAAACAAAGAACTAAAGGCGAAGTACAAAGAAGCTATCGACAAGTTCTTTGAGTGGGGCATGACGATGTCACCTCTGCTACCATTGAGTAACGAATACAATAAGGACAAGGCGCATGAATTACGTAAACATTTTGGGAGCGTAGATTATGTGAGCGATGAGTTCACACCGACACGTGCACGTGAGATATTGCGTAGTCCTAATCATCCGATGCGTCTTAACTATTGGGTTTTGTTTACAAGCTCGGTGGCAGAGCACGCCTATGTATCAGGCGGGTGGGAGTATACCTATCCAGTACAACACGTTGAGACAAAGGAGCAACTACAGAAAGTAAAAAGCAGATTTAATTCATTCATCAATACAAACGCAGGCTTCATGACGAAGCCGAAACAGTAGTGAAACACTACGGAAATGGAGAACAATAAATGAGACAACTACGTATAGAACTAATGAGTGCGATACGAAAAGAGACCAACCCTCAAGATCATTCTGTTGGTTTGATGGACTTTGCACATCTGGTCGAACAAAAAACTAAGTATCTTACTTGCTCAAAAGATAGGTTTTCTAAATGGGTGTACCGTGAGGGTGACAGCTTTCCCATGGGGTACATAGCCTACAAAGACATCCGAGAAAACGCATCATTTGATGATGATCCGAAGTATCTCGTCTACTCGCCGAACATACACAACGGCAAGTATTCGCATGGTGATAGAATGTACTCGGCACAGGCAACGACTATGGAGAAGGGGGCTAAGAATGCCGTGACATACTTACGTTCTTTGACAGTGCCACAAGTTGTTGAGATAACTAAGGATACTTGTAAAAGAAAGGCAGCTACTCAAACCGACGATCTGCGTAACGATGTGAGGAAGAAGGCTACAGCGGTTACTGAGGACATATTCAGTATATACAAGTACGACAAGCCGAATGCGTTGCAAGTCGAACTGAAGCACATGGTTGAGTCGGGACATGAGTTTCTCAACAAGGAACTAGGTCAGCAACTAAAAGAAATCTTCACTGGGTTTGACGAGTTCAAAGAGGCGAGGCAAAACAATTCAGATACGTTTCTGTTTATCGAGGCGTATCAGTCATTTGGTCAGAACAAGTTTAGGTGTGCACCTGTTGATCTGCGTGGGTACGGGGACGAAGTGGTGAAACGTGAGTTGCAAACTATACGTGGCGAAGACGACTTGCCCGAAGATATCAAAGGCAAGTTGGCAGTGTTGAGTATGGTGGACGTCGAGCACTATGTTGACTGTGTTGGGTATCGTGCAGCCGAAAACATATTCTACCTACGAGGTGAATTGTGAATGACGGTCTATCACGAAACTATACGATATACCGTGTAAATTTCCCTGATGGTAAAGAAAATGTAGAAATTGTATGTTTTGGTATGGAATGTCTTGACACGTCAGTAACGGGACACTATATGAATATACGAGACACACCGAAGTGGGTGCAAGAAAGGATCGCTGTCTTATCAATGCTAGACATACCATCGTTATCAGTTGATGGGATTGGTCAACGCATAGAAAGACACATCTACTGGTTGTACGCAGATTAGGTAGTGTTTCACTACTATTTGACGGAGGCGAGAAATCGCCTCTGTCGATGCCAGTTTCTACGGAGGGTTTATGACACCAGAAGCAAAAGTAAAAAAGAAAGTGGTCGCCGTGCTCAAGCAGCATAAAGCGTATTACTTTTATCCAGTGACAGGTGGCTATGGGCGCAGTGGTGTGCCTGATGTTATCGCGTGTCATGATGGACGGTTCATTGGTATCGAATGCAAAGCAGGAACTAACAAACCTACGCCGCTACAACAAAAGAACTTGGACGATATCCAAGCAGCAGGTGGCGTTTCATTAGTTGTCAATGAGGACAACATTTCAATTGTAGAGAAAACTCTACTCAACATGGAGAAGCAACATAATGGCTTTTAAGGAAAAAGAAATCGTAGAACCTTCATCACAAGAACTACAAATCAGTCAGTTCAAGAAGGGTCGCGTCCGTCTTAGGATGGTTGGCACAACACCTTTGTACTTCAACAGCATGAGCGTCAAAACAATGCGCGATCTTGCTGCACCAAAAGAAAGGACAAAGAAAAAGAACACAGGGATGAAACACAATCCTATTAAAGAGTTCTATGACTCAGCATACAAAAAGGAGTTTGGAGAAACACTACTATGTTTTCCTGCGCCTGGGGTCAAAGCCGCTATGGCTACAGCAGCACTTGAGACAGAGAATGTTTCAAAGGCATCTGTGCAGCGTTTGATTTTTATGCCACAAACGCATATTCAAGTCTGGGGTAAGCCGCAGTTAAAAACTGACATAGTGCGTACCGCTGACATGAAACGTACACCAGACATACGAACACGTTGTTATTTACCGCGTTGGTGCGCGGAAGTTGACATTGCGTATGTTCAACCAACACTTAGTGCTTATGGTATTATATCTTTACTAAGCAATGCAGGTGCTATCATTGGTATTGGTGATTTTCGACAAGAAAAAGGTCGAGGTTCTTATGGTACGTTTGTTGTTGGTACGGACGAAAGTCATGACAGTTGGACTGATGTGATGCCAGATGGTACTTCACCACAACAAGTCTGGGATGAATTAATGTCCGAGGGGCGTGATGTTCAACAAGCAGCTATGACAAATCCAGAATACGCTGATGAAACTACAGCAGACTTAGTGGAGTACATGAAATCAGAAACGGCTCGGCGTTACGACATCGCAGCAGAATAAAGATTGGGGCAGCAATGCCCCTTTCACTTTGGTCAAGGCGGTCGCGGCGCGGCACGTTAAGGTTCGATGGGTTAAGGTACGGCTAGGCGGTCTAGGTTGGGTGAGTTACGGCGAGTCGTGTTATGTCGCGGCGGTCTAGGCATCGTTTGGTGCGGTAGGGTTCGATATGGTTGGGTGCGTTTCTGTTACGGTAAGGCTCGGCGGTCTAGGCGCGGTAAGTCGCGGCTTAGTCCGTTATGGTCTGGCAAGGCGGTCACGGCTCGGTGCGGTATGTTGAGATAGGGTCCGTTTTGGTTCGGTAAGTCAAGGCACGGCGGTCGAGGCGAGGTCCGTTGCGTTTGCGGTCTGATATGTTATGGCGTGGCGGTCAAGGCAAGGTAAGTTCTGGTTCGATGGGGTTTGGTCAGTTGGGTCACGTCATGGCGGTCACGGCTCGGTTCGGTATGTTGAGCTTGGCGGGGCGCGGTCAGTTGAGGCGAGGCGGTCAAGGCGCGGCGAGGCGAGTTAAGTTTTGGTCGGTTGGGGCACGGAGTGGTGAGTCAAGGCTAATTTAATTTTGTAAAAAGGGAAAACTTTATGTTTAAAAAAAGTGATAAGCAAAGGCTTATAAATGAGTATGCGGCAGAGACAGGTAGAAACACTCTTGACGTTGCACAAATTCGTGACTGGTTAAAAGGAAAACCAGAGCATGAGTTTTATGACTACGTGTTTGGTGCTTCTGACGACAAGAAAATAGAAGAGTACGAAAAAGATCGAATAGCAGGTCTAATTCGTGGGCTTCGTATTACTGTCAAACAGGTAGAGACAGCCAAAGATGTTAAGGTTAAGATCAAGGTGGCAGACTACCCTGCTTATATTAGTCCAGTAAAAGACCGCAAACAAGGCGGTGGCTATGTTGCTTTCGATCCAGAAAGCGAAACTTCACAGCGAGAGTTAAGGTTACAAGCAGCAACAAGTTTGACTGCGTGGCTTAATAGATTTCGTGGTTGCGTTGAGTACGTTGGTCTTGACGTTACACCGATGGAAAATCTTGTGCATGAATTACGTGGGTTGGATGAAGACGCAGCATAATGATATACCACAAGAACTAGCCCTGTTTCTTAGTGAGATGGGGCTAGTCGAAGAACGTGAAGAGGTGCAGCGAGAAGAGCATGTTGCTTGGTTGCCCTCTTTCGATGGAGAAGAACCACCATTCTAGGAGCAGAGCATGTTTAAATTATTTTACACATTATTAATTATCGAATACGTTGTTGATAACCAAGACGTAGCAACGAGTGTCATATTTCCTAGTGAGCACGAATGCTATGAAGCTATGGGCGATGGAGTTTTAGATGGTTTATATGACATACTTGCAGACACGTATGGTAAAGAGATTATGATGTATTGCAGACGCACACCATTTATTTCTGGCATTCGGGAAATCATTAAGCCGAAGGTTAGACCAGATGGGGGATGAATCACTAAGCCCTGCACAGAAGTTTGAATATCGTTTCTTAAAACAACAGGTCAATACGTTGGAAGAAGAACGATATAGGTATGATGCCAGACCAAATATACAACAAGACTTGTATCGTGCGCGAGAAGAGTTAAAGTCGTTTGTCTCTAAACTTAGAACGAACGGAGTTAAAATATGAAGCGTTTCACAACAAATTAGCAAACAATAATATGAAGGTGTCGTTAGCAAAAGCACCGTGGCAGCAAGGAGAGCAGCATGACAAACATGACGAAGAAGGAAGAGAAGGTATGGGATTATCTTCTGAAAAACAGAAAAGCAGAAAACGCCGAGGTAGCAAACGCGTGTGACGTTGACATACACTTTGTAAAAAATCTTATATCACGAATTAGTTCAGAAAACTGGCGAGAAGAAGTGTCAATAAAACAAGTTTGGGATCGTGCAAAAGTACTGGACACAGCTAAAGGTTATGTCACAAAAGATCGTGCAGCAGATCATGGTGATATGGAAGATAACTTTCAGCGCATCGCCGTATACTGGAACGCACACCTTGGACTGATTGATTTCATAAAGACAGAAGATGTTGCAGCAATGATGGCGTTACTCAAGATTGCTCGCATACATTCTAACTCTGCACACATGGACAACTGGGTAGATGCTTGTGGGTATCTGGCTTGTGGTGGCGAGGTCGTCAGTAAGTAATGGATATCTATACTTTAGACTTTGAAACGTATTATGCCCAAGATTACTCACTGTCGAAGATGACAACTGAGGAGTATGTTCGGGACAGGCGATTTGAAGTTATCGGTCTTGCTATAAAAAAGAACGACAAATCTACTAAGTATGTAAGTGACCCAGGCACAGTCAAACGTCTACTATCACACATAAACTTCTCTGACTGTGCTATACTCTGTCACAATACCATGTTTGATGGGGCAATACTTAGTTGGCATTACGGTATCAAGCCAAAGGCATGGTTCGACACGATGTATATGGCACGTGCTCTGCATGGGGTGGAGACAAGTGCATCGCTAAAAGCGGTAGCAGAACGCTACGGTGTGGGCGTCAAAGGTAACGAGGTACACAACGCCAAGGGCAAGCGCCGTGCCGATTTTACTGTGGGGGAGGCTGAACGGTACGGTGAGTATGCCAAGAACGATGTGGAACTAACCTACAAACTCTTTAAACTTATGGGGGCTAAGTTTCCCAAACAAGAACTGAAACTGATAGACCTGACCTTGCGTATGTTTATTGAGCCTACGCTTGATCTGGATCTTGGACTGTTGGAACAACACCTTGAAGATACGAGAGATCGTAAGGACAAGTTGTTACGTGATGCAAATGTCACCGACAAAAAAGACTTGATGTCCAATCAGAAGTTTGCAGATATGCTACGAGATCTTGATGTGGAACCACCCATGAAGATCAGCGCCACGACAGGCAAGCAGACCTACGCCTTTGCGAAGTCTGACGAGGCGTTCAAAGAATTACAAGAACATGACGATGATCGGGTACAATCTCTGGTTGCTGCACGTCTGGGTAACAAAAGTACCTTAGAAGAAACACGTACAGAGAGGTTTATAGGTATATCTAAACGTGGGCTGCTCCCTGTACCCGTAAGATACTACGCCGCACATACAGGTAGATGGGGTGGGGCTGACAAGATCAACTTGCAAAACCTACCAAGCAGAGGACCAAATGCGAAGAAGCTAAAGAAGGCAATCATCGCACCCGAAGGCTACACAATAGTCGAGGCTGACAGCGCACAGATCGAAGCGCGAGTGCTTGCATGGTTCGCAGGTCAAGACGAATTGACTAATGCGTTTGCCAACGGCGAGGATGTGTATGTCAAGATGGCTTCTCGTATCTATGGATGTGCCGAAGAGGATGTAACTAAAGAACAGAGGTTTGTTGGTAAGACCACAATCCTTGGTGCAGGGTATGGCATGGGGGCAGAGAAGTTCGCAGTACAGCTCAAGACGTTTGGGTTTGAAGTGCCACCTCATGAGTCACGCAGGATTATAAATATCTATCGGGATGCTAATTATAAGATAAGCAAAGTATGGCGTGATGCTAATTATATGGTGCAGCAACTAGCAAACGGCAGAGCCGCACAGTTTGGTCGTAAAGGTATTGTCACTGTGGATGCAGCCAACAACGCACTTGTCATGCCTAATGGTCTCAGTATTTTTTACGAACAGTTGCATGCAGAACAAGCCGAAAAGGGTTTGGAGCATAGCTATAAAACTCGTAGGGGGCGTACTAGAATATACGGTGGCAAGGTTATAGAGAACGTGTGTCAAGCATTAGCTCGTTGCATTATAGGCGAACAAATGCTAAGAATAAGTAAGAAATACAAAGTGGTGTTAACAGTACACGACTCGATTGTATGCTGCGTTCCTGATGACGAGGTTCTTCTAGCACGGCAACATGTAGAGCATTGTATGAGAAATACACCCGATTGGGCAGCAGGACTACCTATAGATTGCGAAAGTGGCATAGGTAAATCATACGGAGACTGTGAGTGAACATAGCACCTTGGTCGTTTAGTAAAGCGAAAGCGTTTGAACAATGCCCTAAACAGTTCTACTATGAGAAGGTTTTAAAGCAGTATCCTGTTAAAGAAACAGATGCTATGCGATACGGCACAGAGTTCCACAAGGCTTGTGAAGACTACATCGAATCAGGAGTGCCTCTCCCCAAGAAGTTTGATTTTATACAACAAACTCTAGATGCGCTTAACGAAAAGCGAGGCGTAAAGTTGTGTGAACAAAAGCTAGGCTTGACTGCTGACCTAGAACCATGTGGGTTTTTCGACAAACGTGTGTGGTTTCGCGGGATAGCTGACCTAGTAATCATAGACGTGTTGACAGGTGTTGCGTGGGTTATTGATTACAAAACAGGCAGATCGTCAAAGTATGCTGACAAAGGGCAGCTTGAGTTGATGGCTTTAATTATATTTAAACACTACCCACAAATAACAAGAGTGAAAGCAGGACTTCTTTTTGTTATAGCCAAAGGTTTGATAAAAGCTGAGTATGAAATTGACTCAGAACCAAATCTTTGGGAGAAATGGTTAGGAATATATGGTAAGATGCAAAAAGCATTTGAGTCGGATGTATGGAATCCACGCCCGTCTGGGTTGTGCAAACGTCATTGTCCAGTGCTTGAATGTGCTCATAATGGGAGAAACTAATGCCATACACTAAGACAAAGCGTCCTTATAAGAAAGAATACAAACAACAGAAAGCCAGAGGCGAGCATGAAGACCGCATGGAACGTCAACGTGCCAGACGTAAGATGGATAAGAAAGGGGTGGATAAAAATAAAAACGGCAAAGCCGATAAACGAGAAGGCAAGGACATTGCCCACAAGAAACCGCTAAGTAAAGGCGGAAAAAATAAAGACGGTGTAAAAGTACAAAGCCGCAAGAAAAATCGTGCAGCAGGTGGAGCTATGAGTAAGCCACCTAAGAAGAAGCGGTAGTGTTTCACTACCACGGAGAACAACATGAAGATAATTAGGGATAAGGCAATACTGCTGAAAGTCCGTAATCCTAAACAGATCACGACTGTAATCCCAAAGAGCAAGGAGTTGTCAATGAATGAAGTCGTTGTAAATTGGGGGCTTGACGAAGCCCACACCCTACGTGGGTTAAATATAAACGTGCCGTCACCTATCACTAAACGTTATTCCTGGCCTGGACAGTATAAGCCGTTCGATCATCAAAAGACTACAGCATCGTTTATGACGATGAACAAAAAGTCCTTTTGTTTCAACGAACAAGGCACAGGCAAGACCGCCTCTGCTATCTGGGCGGCTGACTATCTTATGACGCAAGGCAAAGTAAATCGTGTGCTAGTGATATGCCCCTTGTCGATTATGGATAGTGCATGGCGTAATGATTTGTTTTCTTTTGCGATGCACAGGAGTGTAGATGTTGCCCATGGCAGCAAGGATAAGCGCAAGAAAATTATAAATAGTGGGGCTGATTTTGTAATTATAAACTACGATGGCGTAGAGGTTGTCAAAGACGAGATAGCAAACGGTGGGTTTGATTTGTTTATTGTGGACGAAGCTACGCATTACAAAAATGCACAAACAAAGCGATGGAAAACACTAAACAAACTGATCGGCGATAACGATTGGTTGTGGATGATGACAGGTACGCCTGCTGCACAAAGTCCAGTAGACGCCTACGGTCTGGCTAAATTAGTGAACCCTCTGTCTGTACCAAGATTCTTTGGGTCATGGCGTGACATGGTTATGTGGAAAGTCACTCAGTTTACATGGAAGCCTAAAGACACAGCAAAAGATACAGTCTTCCGAGCGTTGCAACCTGCAATCCGTTTTACAAAGGACGAATGTCTTGACTTACCAGACATGGTGTACACCAAACGGTTTGTAGAGATGACGAAGCAACAACAGCAATACTATGAAATGCTGCGTAAAAGGATGGTTATGCAGGTGGCAGGAGAAGATGTTACAGCCGCCAATGCTGCGATTAATCTGAATAAGCTCCTACAGATAAGTGCAGGTGCAGTGTACACCGATGATGGCGATACGGTGCAGTTCGATATAAAGAATCGATATCAAGCGTTGAAAGAAGTAATAGATGAAAGCAGTCAAAAGGTTTTGGTGTTTGTGCCTTTTAGACACGCTATTGATCTACTTACTGAGAAGCTTGCCAGGGACGGCGTAACGTCGGAGATCATACGAGGAGATGTTTCTGCGAGTAGACGTAC